TCTGACGATGCCTGAGATGCTTGTTGTTTAGCTTCAAAAATAGGGTGCATAGAGTTCTGTAATTCAGTTACCTTATCTGTAATTACATCAGCAGAATTGCCTTCAATAGCAGTTTCTAACTCCTGCAATGCTGTTTTATATGCTTCTGTTTGAACTTCATTCAACAGTGACTCTGATTCTGCGAATTCTTTTTCACAGTGTGATATTACAGATCCAGCAGAGTTTTTTGCTTCCACAAGTTCTTTGGCTTGCATATCCTTTTCTGCATTTGCTTCGGCTTCTGCAACCATATTTTCAATTTCTGATTCACTAAGTCCGCCCGAGTCCTTGATTGTGATATTTTGTGCAATACCAGTAGTTGCTTCCTTGGCAGACACGTTTAGTATACCATTTGCGTCAATATCAAATTTAACTTCGATTTGTGGAACTCCCCGGGGCGCTGGGGGTATACCATCCAGATTAAACTGTCCAAGTACTTTGTTATCCTTAACAAATTCCCTTTCTCCCTGTGCTACCTGAATAGTTACTGCAGACTGATTATCTTCAGCAGTACTAAATGTCTGTGATTTAGCTGTGGGAATTGTGGTATTTTTGTCAATAAGTTTAGTCATAATACCGCCCATGGTTTCCAAACCCAAGGAGAGAGGAGTAACATCCAATAGCAGTACATCGTTTGTATCGCCAGCTAGTACTGATCCCTGAATTGCTGCTCCTGCCGCCACCGCTTCATCAGGATTGATGTCTTTTCTGGGAGCCTTACCAAAGAAATCTTCCACTGCTTTTTGTACAGCAGGCATTCTGGTTTGTCCGCCAACCAGGATAATTTCGTCGATATCCGACACGCCCAATCCAGCATCACTCACCGCAAGTTTACACGGTGCAATGGATCTTTGAATTAATCCATTTACCATGGATTCAAATTTGGATTGTGTGATCTTTAGATTAAGATGTTTTGGTCCTGTGGCATCTGCCGTGATATATGGTAAATTAATATCAGTCTGTCCTGAAGTGGAAAGTTCGATCTTGGCCTTTTCAGCTGATTCCTTGAGTCGCTGCAATGCAATTTTATCTTGTGTGATATCAATGCCGTTTTCACGATTAAACTCACTAACTAGAAAGTCAATAATTGCATTGTCAAAATCTTCTCCACCTAACGATGTATCACCGTTGGTTGACAAAACTTCAATCTGAGTTTCACCATCGACACTAGCAATCTCAATAATGGAGATATCAAATGTGCCGCCTCCTAAGTCATAAACAGCAACTTTCCTATCAGATGAGGCGGCTTTATCAACACCATATGCCAAAGCGGCTGCCGTAGGCTCATTAATAATTCTCATAACTTCCAAGCCAGCAATTTTGCCTGCATCCTTGGTCGCCTGTCGCTGGGAGTCGTTAAAGTAAGCAGGTACAGTAATTACTGCCCTATCAACAGTTTCTCCCAGGTATGATTCTGCATAATCCTTGATTTTACGCAAAATTTCTGCAGACACTTGTTGTGGAGCAAGATCCTGGTTGTTTGCTTCCACCCACGCATCACCATTGCTAGCTTTCACGATCTTGTAAGGAAGATTATGTATGTCCTTCTGAATAGTATCGTCTGCAAATTTTCTGCCAATTAGTCGCTTGATAGCAAATAATGTGTTTGTGGGATTTGTTACTGACTGACGCTTTGCTGAAGTCCCAACTAGCACTTCATCATCAGTGTATGCCACAATGCTGGGGGTAGTTCTTGCACCATCAGAATTTTCAATAATTTTATACGATCCGTTCTCAACAACTGACAAACACGAATTTGTCGTGCCCAAATCGATTCCAATAATTTTGCTCATTAATTTTTCTCCTTGTGTTGTGTATTTGTTCGAACTTTAAAGTCTCGAACTATTTCCCGGTCAGTATTCATCCAGGGTGGCAATTCTGTGCCAGGTTGTGCCATGGGACGACGATAAAGAATATCATCAGCCCGCTCAAAAATCCACACAAATTTGGGATGACCGTGTTCCAGGATCCACTGAACCTTTTCGACCTCAGTGTATTCTGTGTGTATATTACTTATACTTAGCATTTAAAAACTTCGCATAATCGTCAGGATATTCAGCAATTCTGGGCAGATTCCATGTGGAACAAAACTTTAAGAAGTGTATGCCTACCTGTCCAACGTGCTCACGCTCAGTGCCCTCACGAACAGTTTCAAACATCATCTGTCTGAACTCTTCGGGCTGTGCTCTGAGATCAATTAGCACCTTGTTACGTTCATAGTCGTCTTTTACTCTATGCTCTACTTCTTCATGGTCTACCCAACGCTGTAGCATAAAGTTATTGAAGTCATAGCCAGCAGTACCACGGTCCTCAAACGCCTCACGGATCCCTGTTTTGTTTTTGCTACCTTTAGTGCGAGCCCCTGGATATGCAGAGAAAATGTTATCGCTTGCATCCCCACGAACACACTTCTCAAACAGTATCCAGTCAGGCTCAGGAGCGGCCTTGGCGGCCTGTGTCTTTTTGTCTATGACTGGCTTGCCCTTGTTGTCAATAAAACCTTCCAGGCTAACAACTTGATCTGTAACACCGTTGTACTGCTGGACATTGTTGCTAATGAGCTGATAGAAGTCACTATCAGTGCTAACAATGGTATGAAAGTCGTCTGGATGACTGTCTACCCATGCCGCGATTAGATCGTCTGCCTCCAACTGTGGATGTCTGATAACAGTACAATTGGACTTCTCACGCAAGAAGGTAATCAGGTAGTCATATGCTTCCATGTACACTTCGTCATCTTCTATCTCGCGAGGGGTGCGCTTTGCAGCTGTGACCTTGCGGTTAGCCTTGTAGGGCTGATAGTAGTCCTTGCGCCATGAGCGACCTTCCAAACAAAACACTACATGGTCGCCATTGAACTGATGAAATACCTTCTTGACACTGTTGAACATGATGTTTAGTGCCATGCCTACCTTAAGATCAATATCCTTCGCACGGCCGCTGGCATGCTTGGCGCGCATAAACATATTGAATGTGTCAACGATTACATAGTTAGCCATTTGTGTAGCTCTGTTAACATTTTAAATATAATAACACAAAGTGTTAAAAGTGTCAATCAGTTTGCAGAAATAATGTTTACTATAAGGGGAATATTTTGGTTATTGTGTAGTGTGATGCGTTCATTTCTTTCGATCGCAATTTTGTTAAACAAATCTAAATTATGCCGTTGAGATCCTGAACTTATAACACCAGCACCTAAAAATACTTGCACAATACTAGATCTGGCCGAGAATGTGTACTCCTGCATGGCATGAACTGTAATTGTAGTGGTACTAAGATCTTCTGATAACTTAGTCTGTTCAATTTTTACTTGATCATTATCAGCTAACATTTTGCTGTCAGGCTGTGTAAAAGAGTTATCCAATATTTTCATGAGTTAAATAGATCGTCAAATTTACTTGTTGCAAGGGGTTTGTCCTTGACAGACTCCAGATCTCTTTTAAGATCGATTCTCAAAAACTCTGGAATTTTGTCCAGCATATATCTAATTTCATCGCCTGACATATCAGCAATATGCTGATCTATCACTGGCTGTACGTCATTCATCAGAGCTGCTAGTTTCTTCTTTGCTCGTGTTTCTACTGACATACTCTACATCTTCCACAAATAAGTTTGGAGTTGCTTCCTGCAGACCATAATCTAAGTCTGCGCCTTCCTGTGCTACAATAGTTCTACAGATACGATTAAACCATGTATTCACAATCTCTTCGTCTGACTTACCTACTATGCCATGCTCTGTTAGCATCTGAACGAACAAGTCATTGTAGTCTAGCTCAAAGTATCCATTGGCTACATTGTCAGGATCAATGCCCATGTCCAATACATTTACATAGGCTTCGCCTTTGGCGTTAGCACACTCTTTCTCGTACTCTGGAAAGGTCATCTCGCCTGCCTTGAGCTTCTCCGCCAACACATTGAGCTCTGTTTGCACAGGATCGCCATCAGCTTCAATCTCAGCGAGCTTGGCTTTGAGATCATCTCCTTCGTAGTAATACTCTGCCTCTGCAATAGCGCGAGTCTTACCTCTAAGTCCCCAGGACCCAGGCATCATTCTGAAAGGTAGTTTAGCCATTTAATTTATTACCTGAGTTATTGTTATCGCCTATGATCTCGTTGAGATTTCCGGGACCATTGTTTATATAAGTACACATACCATCACAACCTGGTTGATTACATGGTACTTGTGCTTCTGAGATATGCACTTCTGGTACTTGCTCCATTAAAAGTGTGGCGCCGCACTTTTTGCATTTCATCATAATGTTAGTTATCCTTGATTTCTAACAATGGTTGTATTCCTGGTGGTGCCTTATGCATCTTTACGACCAGTCCCATGTCAGCTAGTACTGACATCAACCATTCAGGTTTATAGTATGTAAGCAAATATTTAATGTCATTTGGAACATTAGCACTCAAACTCATTACTATGCCTTGGTTAATGAAGTATGAGCCATCTACAGTGTCTGTGATAATATCAATGTCTACTGCTGATCCAAATTCATCTATGCGTTTTTGGTGCATAATTTTTAAACAATGCTCGTCAAGTATGCTTGTGTAAATTGGACCCTTGGATACCCTTAACATTTCTAAGATGTCAAATCTGTAATCTGACCATGAGCTATGAGTATTAACACTATATGAATACACTATGTCAAATGTGTTATCGTCAAATGGAAACTTAAGGTGTTTTTCGCCTTGGGGATTATAGACTGGATTGTGTCTGTTATACAGTACAGTGTTTGTACTTGGATGCAACTCATTAAGATAATTTAGTCCTGCCTCATCAACATCCATACTGGTATAATTTTCAGGTAGTATGCTACCAGTTTCAATACCGTCCTCTAACAAGTTGCCACGATTGCCACCGTAGTCTAGTATTGATTTACCAGTAACATCAACTTTGATATCTAATAGTTGAGATAATCTTACCTGTGGCACTCTGGGAAAAGGTTGCATTACTTTCCTATTGCGTTTCCATAGATATGGACATGAGCGCGAGTAGTGTAGTTGTAGCCACGTTGTATGGCTTCGTCAGCAATACTTGCCTCAGTCTCAGTGAGTCCTTCGTATGTGCCGCCTATGCCCATGATCCATACTGGAAAGTCACACCCTGCTTCTCTGAATAATTTAGTGTTGTGTTCTACTTCAGCCCAACTCTCAGCACTACCATTCACAACATACTTTAATTGACCTCTGTCAGTCATCTCAGTATACTTGCCAACCACTTCAGGCTGTATGGCCTTTTTGGGTTTCTCGCCTGCTGTACTCCATAGCTTGGGACTTATGCTCCACATCCATTCGCCGCCACTCTTAGTAAACTGGTCGATATATTCTTCAAGCTCATTATTAAGTGGCTTGGTACCATTTGTCTCAATAGTCACATGTCTGGGGGAGTTATTACGCTTACGGAACTCTTCTAGCACACTAATGATGCCTGGCTGTGTGTTTTTAAGCATGGGCTCACCACCTGTAAACACCATGTGCGTCCACTGTTTGCTGTCAGGATGCTGGAAGGTACCATGAGGCAACAATGCTGTGAGTTCGTCCACTGCTTCAGATACAGTGCGGTCTGTCATGAGGTGCTTATACCGTTTCGACCAAGTGTATGAACTATCACACCCTTTGTCAAACACTGGCAGTTGCATTACATCTGTAATGTCAGTGAGATCAAGCTTCTCATAGGGTAGCTCATATGTATCGGGGTTCGTGGGATCTGTCTGTCCAAATCCGTCACACTGAAGGTTGCACAGAAAAAAACGCATCCATAAACTAGGGATACCCGTGTATTGTCCTTCGCCTTGTGCACTGTAAAATGTCTCCGAGTATTTT